TCCACATGCACCGAGCGGTGCACCAACTCGCCGTCCAACCAGAACTCAATCCAGCGGGTGTACTCGTTGTCATTATCGATGGAACCTTCTCTCTTTTCAAGCAGGTTCTCATCCATGATTCCTTTGGTGGTTTGTACCATTGCCATTGCGTTCTCCTTTATACCAATCGAATAATTGATGTTGTGCTTCCAACGACGGGGAACTGTACCTCAAATGTGTTGACTGAAGTTTTGGTGGACCCAAAATCTAGCACACAGACGGTCGGATCACCACCGCCAACTTTGTAAATCAAAGCGCCTCGAGCAGTAATCTGCCCGGTCCAAGATGCGTTTGCAAAAGAAATGTAAGCCACCGCATTAGGGCCGCTTTGTGGGCCAATGGTTGGCACTTGGGTAACCGTCAATACCTGGCCCCCGGCAACATACGATCCGCCAGAAGCTTCTCCCACGGCCGTGTAAGCCGTGGTGTCAGCATTCAGCGTTGCCTCATTGGTGTACAAGGCAATCTTGAAAGTGTCACTGGCAAAGTTGTACGTGCCGTCCAGCAGGCCCGTCTTGAACACGTTGCAGGTGTAGTTGCCAGTAAAAGCCATCAACGGACTCCGCTATTCTGCGGCAACGGCGCCTGGCGATACTGGCCACTGCGATATGCATCGCTGCGCTCCAGACCATCACCAAGACGAGAGGCCATTGCAAGAGCTTCTTTGTACTTGCCGTCGTACAGAGCAATGATATCGGCCTCACCCTTCATAAAGGTGTATGCCTCAACCAAGCAGCCGTACAGCAAAACCGTATCAAAGTTATCGCCAATCCAAGATGTGCCCTGCGTATTGTTAACTTGGGCCACAGGCACAGAGAAGTTAACCGTTACAGCGCCGCCAAGATAATCAGCACTTGCGGACAGCACATCATCCACCGTGTACAAACAGCCGGCGTTTTTGATGAAGATCTCATCCACTGCGCCGCCAGTCACAATGATGTCGGCTACAGCACCTTGGCCAGAGCCGCCAGTCAACGGCACGCCGTAATACTTGCCATTGGTATATCCAGAGCCACCCGTGATCGTGCCTAGCGCGTTAATAGAGGACTGCACAATAGACTGGGGGTAGTAGTAGAAGTGCAGCTCAACGTCGTAGTTTTGATCGGGTGTTGGTCCAACAATAAAGGACAACTCGTTAGTAATAGTGCTGCCAGATACGGTAGGACCAAAAAGCGCATAGTACTCGGGTGCCCCCACATCAGTCGTCGGATTTGGGTACGACTGACGAATGAAGCTAACGTCTTTGTTGATTAGATACTTGTACTCTCCGTCAACAATGACGGCCAACGAGTACGTTGAAAGATAGTCATCCGGCGCAGAAAGATAAGGAACAGACGAGGTCAAGTGCCCCGTCATGTTTTTGCGCAGAGAAGGAAACTGAACTGTGTTGTAGATGCGTTGCTCGGCCTGCTCAATGAAACGGTTGATCTGAGCGTTGGGCCCAATCACCGTCCCATTGGACAGGTACGTATCCGGGAACGCGTTCTCCGTATACGACTGAATTGCAGAAACGAGTTCGCTGTAGTTCATGTCAAGCCATCGGACCGCGAGTCTTGATGCCTTTGGTTGCAGCGCCATAGCCGCGCATGGTCTTCTCACCATGCTTGTTGTCTGCGCCGTAGTTGCCTTTGCTCACGCCGCCAACGGACATGTTGTTTTCGCTCATGGGGTTGCCACGCTTGGACACAACATCGGGGGCCGCCTTGTGCATGTTCTCCATCGGCTGCTTGTACACGCCGATATCGTTGCCACCACCAGGAGGATACTTAAAGCCGGTGTATGCGCTGGCATCCTTATTCTCCTTGGCGTGACCCAAAGGATACTTCTCGGCCTTCATCACCGGTGCAAAATCATTCTTGGCCATATCAGCCTCCGCGTTGATTCATGGCGCGAGCCATGTTGCGACCATACTTCTTCATGTCAGCAGAGGTCACTCCGCCCTTTTTGAGCTTGGCCAGGTTAGTGCCCTTGCTGCCTTTGTGCTCTTGCTCATCGTGCATTTTGAAAGCCTTTTTGATCAGCTTCTTGTCCTGCGCGATGTCTTGTTTCATTTCACCCTTTTCAGAGTGCATTTCTTTTTTGGCCATGTCCGACTCCTTACGTCGTTGCTACCGTTACTGTACCCAATTGTATGGTTAACGCCAAGTAATTGGGGGTTAAACCTGCATCATTTAGCTGAGACCCACCGACCGGATTCCAGCCCCACTGGATGATCCGGCTGCCCGCCTCCGGCGTGCCAATCCCGTCAGGGCCCGGGCCTCCAGTATCGTTGGTCTGCACCCCGCTAGTACCAGACAGGTAATAGCTGATGTCCGGCCTTGGCTCCCGCACAGCCTGCGGATCGTTGACCGGGTACATGCCGATCTGGAGCTGGGGCTGGTCTTCTTCCCAGCACTCTGGGCAGACCTTGATACTGACCTGGCGGGTCTTGATCGTCAGCTTGCGCAGCTGCTTCAGCATGTACCGCTGAGCACAGCGATCACACTCTGCAATTGCGTATTTGCCTGACGCAAACCGATTAGGCATAGAACATGTTCCTCGGCACGTACCGATCCGGCGCCTTGTCGCGGTCCTCGGTCGAGGCGAGCATCCACTGCTCTTCATACTCCTGCTTGAGCATCTGCATCCGTGGCAACGCTTCCGGAAGCTTCTGGGACAGGTAAAAGGCCAAGCCGGCCACCATGCAGGGGATCAGACGGAAGGGGATATCTTGGACGTTGACGCCACTGCCAGCATCCTGCATCCGGCGCATGCGGTAGTAAACCAGCGTGTACTGGTCGCCAGGAGCGGACGGAGAAGGGTAGACGTTGATCGAAGACAGATTGTTGGCCTTGATAACCGCATTGTTTGAATGCGATGCGGCAGTCGTCCCGTTCTGGCCTCGGAAGCAGTTTGTGAGCTGGTTACCCACAATGTTCTGATAGGCAATGGTCTCGTTGTCGATGTTGATGAACCCAGACGTGGTCAAAGCTGACGGGTTGTTGACCGTAATCGTCGTGTCGTTGTAGGAAATGCCGCCATCAAGCGTGGCTGCAGTGGTGTTTATCTGCCCGGTCTGGCGGTTAATCCACGCCTGCACTGGGCGGCCCTGCGCATACTTGTTGGGGATTGATGTCCAGGTCGGCTCAGAAATGCGGGAGATCGTCACATCTGACTGACCAGAGGTGCCGTTGTTGATACGGGTGACCATGTCCAGCACGTCAATCGTATCGTTGGGCAGCAGGTACTGAAACTGGTTGGTATTGAGAACAATCTGCTGTTGCTCAATGGTCCACAGGTTGATACCCCGGTTTGCCCACTCAATCGTGAGCATATTGAGCGAACGGCGAGCCGTACGGAAGTTGTACCCCGTGCGAGACTCTGAGCCGCAGCGCTCAAACGCGTCCTCGATCAACTCATTGAGGTCGAGGTTGAATGCGGTTAGACCTGTGGTGACTGCCATTTAGATCATCTTTCCGCGAGTCTTGCCTCGCTGCGCAATGCCATCGGCGCGCTTGGAAGCGCTAGATACTTTGACTTTGCCGCCCTTTTTCATCATGGCCATAGCCGCCATGGGAATGGCCCGGGTCGGATCTTCGGCGTAATACCTTCCGGCACGCTCTGCATACCCAACGGGATCCTGAATAACATTCCCGGCCGTATTCATAGCGGCGTCAACCACACCAGTGGCGGTATTTGCAATGTCGTTCAGAACTCCCATTCCTGCCTCACTTCTTTAGGCCTTTGAGGGTCTCGGCTAAACGTGCGCGCTGACCGAGTTTCCCGGGTTTTTTGGCGGCTGCAGCGAGTTTTTTGGCAGGGATTTTCTTCCCGGCAGGCACTCCCAGCTCTTCATGCAAAGCACCAGGCTTCTTGATTGCGCCTTTGATCCAGTTCTTTGGTGCCATCATTTGCCCCTTGCTGCGCGGATATTGTCGATCATGTTTGGGTAGGGACGACCGCCAGCCTTGGCCATAGCCTTGGCTTTTGCCTTCTTGGCCGGGCTCAAAGCCTTGGGCGCACCCAGACTCTTAGGCCGCTTCTTGTCCCACACTTCTCCGCCCTCGGCGTACTGAGTGAAGTCCGTGTCGTCGCGGCGAGCCTTGCGCTTACCGCTGGGCATCTTGCTGGGGGCGATGTCCCCCATACCGCGACTGGCCATCATTTCTTGCCCATCCCGCCGCCACACATAGCGACAATCTTGCCTCGGGTTTTGCCCTTCATGGCAATACCGTCAGCGCGCTTGGAAGCAGAAGAGATAGAACCACCGCCAGCCTTCTTGACGGGCTTGCGCACGCCTTCCGGCTCTTGAGGCGCAGGCACTCCAGAGTCTTCCGTCCAGATGCCGCCGCGAATACCGCGAGGCTTTTTTTCCATTTCTTCATCGTACATGGTCAGCTCCTTAGCACTTGCCGCCTTTTTTCATACCCTTGGCAGAGCCGGCCATCTTGACCATCTTGCCTTTGGTATGACCCTTGGTCACAACGCCATCACGGCTGGGAGCAGCCGTCTTCACTTTGCCCATGGGAGTCGGAGCAACTTTCTTTTCTGTAGCCATGATTTCACCACCTTTTGAAAATAAAGCCGATTTCCCATGGTGAGTCTTCGGCAGATTAATGCCAGCGTTCCCGCCGGCTCGAAACTTTTTACCCTTGTCAGCAGCAACGAATTCCTTGCCGACGCTTTGAGGAATGCCAACGCGTTTGGCGGCCGCAGGGTTGTGGGCCACCATCTCCATCAAGTTGTGCTGACGTCTGCTAGTTGATGGCACTTCTGGACTCCCTAATGAACATGTCAATCTTGTCGTTCAACTTGTCGAAGCGGGAGTCGATATGCGCAACGATCTTGTCGATCTCCGCCTGTGTCACATTGTCCCGCGCTATCTCTTCGCGGGTACGGTTCAACAGAATCGTGATTCGACTCAACTCGGCTGACTTTTCTCTCAGATTCCAACTGAGTAACCCGATGAATGTAGTCAGCAAGACGTTCCACAGCATCATCTCCATGATCAGCAGTTCCAAGCTCGCAAAGATTTATTGATCCGCGAATTCGGGTCTTTGGCTGTTTTGGCGCTGGTCAACTTCTTCTTCATGCCCTCCATACGAGCGCAAAAAGAGTCGCGGCGTTTGCCTCCCTCGGGTTGAGGGGGCTTCAGGTTCATACCCTGCGCCTTTGCAGAGGCTCGCCCCTTGGCGTTCAAGCCGCCTTTGGGGTTCTTGCCTTCCTTGCGTTGCCATGCGGGCGTCTTAGCCATAGTACACCGTGATACTTGCAATCCCGGTGAGCGTTGCGTAAACGTTCGTGTTGAACTTAACGCCATCACCAGGAACCAAGGTATAAAACGAGTTTGGATTTGAGTTTGACGGAATATCAACTTCAATCAAAACCGTGCCAGCAGAGCTGGCGGTCGCACAGATAGAGAAGCCCTTAACCCGCGTCGGCCCCGCAAAAACGGAACCAGACGCGTTCAGGTGTTTTGCATTTACGTCAAATTGGACGGCCATGATTGGCTCCTATCAGACGTTTTGTTGGCCGACCAGAGGATCTGCAACGAAGTACGTGATATAGCCGCCGACAGTGCCGGTACCGCTGGTATCGATTGTCACGGTAACGTATGCCATTTCGCTGGTAGCAGTCAAGGTCAGGCCGCTGGTAACAACACCGGCAGCAGACACATCAAGGTTGTTGGCAATGGCTGCGCCGGTCACGGTGCCGCTGGTATATCCACGGGTGCCGAGGTCAACAGAACCGCCGCCAGCATCATTGATTGCAACAGACAGCACAACAGCGCCAGCGGGGAGGATCAGAGCGGGACCACCGTTAGAAACAGTGACGTTGGTAGCGGTAGCAACAGAAGCGTCGGCAATGTAGAACTGCGCGGCCATAACGCCGGAGCCACAGTAAGCGGTGCGAGTTTGATCGCCGCCGCCCGAACGCCAAATCGATTGGGTGGTAGAGACTGCCATTTTGAATTGTCCTTACGTACAAGATCAGCGCATCAATCGGTACGTCGTCTGCCGGGTCAGTATGATGCACCGGGAACCCCGGGCTTGGGTGCAATATACAGGAAAAGAAAAGGGGGCACAAGGCCCCCCTTCCCATAAATCCCGGAGGATTTATCAGGCTCCTTGCGAGCCGTACATTCCGAGCGGATCGGACCAGCCGAAGCTGTAACGCTCGCGGCTCTTGTAGCGGACGTTGCCGGTATCAAAGTCACCGTCCATCGACTGCTGCAGGGGCGTACGCACGAAGTGCTTCATGCCGTTGGGAACGTCGGTCGTCAGGAACCAAGCGTTCGTGTCGGTCAAGAAGTGGTTAATCGTGTAGCCTTCAGACACCGAGCCGTTGTTTTTCAGAGCGTTGATGTCGTTGTCGTTGGTACCAACGCGCAGCTCGGTCTCGAGCAGACGGGTTGCAACGAACTGCAGTGCCGGGGGCACAATCAGCTTCTTGGGCTTAGCGGCGATCAACAGGCTACGTTCGTCCGTCCACAGGCTGATCTGAATAACGGCGGCTTCCAGGGAAGTCTCGTTCAGGTCGGCAGGGGTCGAAGGGATGTTGCTGTTGGTACCACCGGACACCAGCGGGTGAGCGTTGGAGAACAGAGGAACGCCGTCGCCACCGTTGTAGCCAGCGGTGAAGCCGTTGTTCAGAACAGCGGCAGCCTTGACTTGCTTGGTGTAAGCCATCGAACGGGCCAGGGCCTTGGTGTAACGAGCAGACAGGCTGTCGTACAGGTTGTCCTCGATGGCCTCTTCGGTCAGCGAGAAACCCATGGCAATGGTTTCGTGGGTGTAACGGGCGGTCCATGCTTCCTGGCCGTTGTCGTACGCGATGGCAGAACCTTCGTTCTTCACCGGTGCGGCGCTGAAGCCAGACAGCTTGGTTTCCTCTTCAAAACTACGCTCCGAAGTCTCGGTTTCGTAGATTTCCTTGTGCTCTTCGCCATACTTGGCGTACTCAAGGCCGAACAGGGCGTTCAGACCAGGGAGCAACTCTTTCAGCAGTTGTGCGCGTGAAATAGCCATTTTTAATTACTCCTTATCAGACGCCGGTCGTGTTGTTATACGTATGCGTATTGATCTTGACGACCAATTCAACATACGCGTCGGTACCGGTGGCGGTGGCGGGGATCACGTCCACAATGCGGATAGGCAAAGTGTTCGTGGTTGCGGTCGTGCTGGAGACGGCTTGGGCCGAATCACCAGTCGTTGCATTACCCGAGTTCAGAACCACAGAGGTGTTCTGGCCAACGGCGGTACGACCCAGAGAAGTAATCGTGGTGCCAGAAGACACAACGGCCACTTGGAACAGGGCGCGAGGATCATCAACAACGTAGGCAACGGCGTTAGACGAGTTTGCCGGGGCATACTGTGCCTGCACGGTCTGACCGCTGCTGTTGGTGTATTGCACGCCAACGCACACGCCCAGAGCTTGGGGGGCAGCAGAACCGCTTGCAATCGTCTGGCAGGTGCCAGCAGAAGTCAGTTCAACGAGATCACCATCGTACATCGCAGCAGAGGTTAGGCCACCAGATGAAACAATGGGTACGAGACGAGTAGACCCCGCATACGGAGTGCCGCCAATGCTATTGATCGGACGGAAACCGTAGGGAGCGCTAACTGTGGGGTAAGCCATGTTTAAAACTCCTGAAGATTAAGAACCTTTGCCAAAGCTTACCGTGGACTTACGCTCCTTGAAGAGCGGCATCCGGGCATCGCTTTGACGCATCAAGTTGTTGTCTACAGCTTCCGTTTGATCCTGTGTCTGCTTGGCGAAATACGCATTCCGCTGCTTAACAAACTCAATCGGGGTTTTGCAGAGTAGCAACCCGCCAATCTCAATGTTGTCTTTGTATCGACTATTGGGATCAGCTAACAGTTGGAATTTGGGTTGTTCTTCGAGGCGAACGGGCTCCCAACCTTCACGGAGTTTGGCCGATAGGTTACGGGGGTCAGCACTGTTCAGCGTCGAAACGCGAATCCAGCGATATGCATAGCCAGCCTGTTTGTCGGGCTCGGGCAGCATCTCAGGCAACGCCCACTGCTTGGGACGCTCTGAAATCTCACGCGTGTCTAAATCTCGTGCCAGTCTTTCTTCAGCCATTTTGTGACTCCTTTACAAACTCCTTAACGTACTGCTCAGGAGTGATGCCCAATTTTTTGATCAGGGCCATTTGACTATTCTTCAGCTTGACCTTGTTGGAGGCCGTGCTACGAACTGCCGGGGCCACAACTGCAGCAGGTTTGCGTGCTGGCTGCTTGACCTCTGGTCGAGACTCTTCCGTCGAGCCAAAGCTCTCGGGGAACCGACGACGCATTGTTTTGTCCAATGTGTCATAGTATTCATCAGAGCCAACAACAACTCCGTTGCGGCGAAGCTTCTCGTGAAGCCCCAACGCAGCGGCCGTCATCTCCTCGTCTTGCCCGAACCACGAATTGCGCTCTTGCCACGCCATCGCACGCCGGTCAGGTTGAGGAACTTGTTGACGCTGTTCAGTTGCGGGTTGTACAGGAACTTCTTCCTCCTGTAAAGAGGGCATTTTGAAACTTTTAGCTTGCATTGCCCGCAAGGTGGCTTCCTGCATCTTTTGTTGCGCATCGGCAACTTGGTCTGCATCGCCCGATTCATACGCTTCTTTGAACGCCCGCTTGGCCATCTCAAGCTCGAGCTTGGCGGAGTTCTGAATAGAATCAACGTATTCTTTTTCTCCTGTAGTCAGGATATTTTTAATACGTTTGTTTTCTTCCATCAGGCGTTTAGCAAGGGCGATAGCCTCCTGCTGCTCGCGTAGAGCTGCCTCTTTCTCGCGGCGCTCGTCGTGCCAGACCTTGCGCATCTGCTTGAGCTTGGACTTGACCTCGTCGTCATAGGCGTCCAGCTCGTCTTTCTCCAGCGCTTCGACCAGGGGCTTGGGCATTGGCTGGCGGCCACGGTCTTCTTCTGGAGTGTCGTCCTCGATTTCAATTTCGAAGTCGTCGTTGGCTTCAGCTTTCGCGTCAGCCTTCTTATCCTCTTCAATTTCGTCGGGGAACTTGAATTCTTGTTCGTCCATTTGTGCCATTTTTGAAGGCTCCTTTAGGCTCGTTTGATGCCACGCGGGTCATCGACCACGCTCTCAACAGAATCATCGTTGATGAGTCTGAACTCACGTCCATGGATCAGTAGGCGCGTGCCGGCATTGGGGCGAACAATGACGAAATCACCTTGCTTACACCACGGACCGCTAGGAAAACGCTTCTCGTCCTTGTAGCAGTCAGGACCAAGCGCCACAACGAAAAGCACTGTTGCAAGCTTCTCTTCGTAGTCAATGGTCAATTCAGACTTCACAAGGCCAATAGAGCTATCCTCGAACTCCTTCTCCACCTCTGGGATGGCACAAAGAATTCTGTAGCCAGAGGGTCGAGGCAGTTGCTTCGCCTTCTCCTCCGCTGTTGCTTCCAGTTTGTATGAACCTACGATCTCCGGGTTATCGGGGTTTGAGCCGATAAGGATCTCAGTCGTCATCCGCATTCTCCAAGTTTTGTTTCAGGTCTAGGATGTAACCTCTGGCAGTGAGCAGACCACGAATCTCACCACAGAGTCTTTTGTACTCCTCAAAATTCTCAGACTTCCCTTCTGACAGGTAGTCCTTGATCTGCAAGACCTTCTCGTCGATCTGCTTTGTGAGTACTTCAAGAGCGTCCATCATTCACCTTTTGTCGGTTTGTTACGCTGTGTATTTTGTTGATACACGGTTTTGAGAGCGTCCGCCATGATTTCTTGGGCGGTCACTTTCTTCTCATGCGTGCGTATGGCGTTGTCTTTGTACACGTCCACACCCGCCTTCAGCACAGCCTGCTTCATAGCCATCTCTTTTTGCGTCAAGATGCGCGAAGCCTCGATGCGCTGCTGGTTTTCTTTCAGTTTGATATCCGCAGCGTCCTTTGCCGCCTTGCGCTGCTGCTCGGCCTGCTTGATGGCCAGCTCTTGCTGCTGCATCTGGATGATCGGGTCTTGTGCCTGCTGTTGAGCTTGCTGTTGTTGAGCCTGCGCCTGATTTTGTTGCGTCAGACGCTGAGCAGCCTGTGCCAGCATGGGGGCCAGGCGAGCCTCGACCTCGGGGTCCATGTGCATGTCTTCTCCGGCCTCGTCTTTCTGCGGGGGCAGGGACATGCCAAGCTGGAGCTCGATTTGCTTGCGGTACTCGAACCCAATGTGCTCGTTGATGTGGTTCATCATCTGAGCCTGGAGCTGCGGCGCAATCGGGTTGTTCTGCAACAGCTGGATGATCTTGGGGTCCTGCATGGCCGACATGTGCACCATGATGTGAGCCTGGTGGTCCTGGTACATGAACGCTTTGACGGGCTTGCCCATCAACACATTCTGGTTCTCCGTCACCGGGTCCGTGGGCTTCTGGTCCTCGTCCAACGGGATCAGTTTGTTGGCGTCCTTGATACCCAGCACGTCGAGCATCTGGCGGTGCAGGAGCGGCATGTTGTACATCTGCGGGGCAGTCTGAGCCAACTGGAGCACGGCTTGGTACTGCACGATACGCTGCGCCATCGTCGAGGCATTCGGATCGCTTACGGGGAGGATGTCCACGTTGTCGTAGTCCGACTTCTTGGCGGTGCGCGAGCCCTCGTCAGGCTCGTAGTCGTAGTCGTCCGGCGTGTAGTCGCGGATGATGTCACGCAGGAGACCAAGCTCCTCTTTCATCGCGAAGTGAATGCGCGCTTGAACCGCGCTCATCACCTTCAGTGTGCGCTCGAGGATGGCCAGCGTCGTACCGACCGGGGCTTGCGAGCTCATGTCGCTGATCTGCAGGTCGGCCGTGTTGGCGAATCTGCGACCGTCCTCGACGATCATGGTCAGCAGCTGGATCAGGGTCTGACTTGGCTCCTTGTAGGGGAGCGTCATCAAGTTGTCCTTGATTGTGCCGCTAGGTACATCCACGTCACGGAACTCGCCCGGGGAGATCGGGGTGTCGTCGCCCTTGACGCGCAAGCCTCGGGCCTTGAAGCCACCAGGCAGGTTAGCCAGCGTGCCCGCGTCCACCAGCTGGCGGATGAGCGAGGTGCCTGACTTGGCGAACGCACCGATCAGGTGGATAAGACCAAAGTGGTAGAAGCCAAAGCCCGGGATATAGCCATAGTGCACAAAGTGCTGGCGCTTGCGGTAGGTGGGGTCCTCGGGGCGCCAGTTGCGACGGATAGCGAGGATGATGCCACTGCTCTTGTCGATTGTGACGACGTAGGGCAGAGCGATGCCAGTGGGCTCGCCGTTCTCGTCCTTGTGCTCGTAGCCTGGCAGGTCCAGGTCCACGTTCATCTCGAGGATGCGGTGGCGGTCGTCGGTCGTGGCACGGAAGCCCAGTTTCTCGGCGATCTTTTTCTCGACCTCGTCGAGGGTCACGTCCGGGGAGCCCAGCTCAACGTCACGCCAAAAGCCAGCGACCTGTAGGCGACGCACGTCGTTCTCGGTCTTACGCATGACGTGGGTGATGCGTTCAGCGGTCTGCAGGTCTTTGGCGCCGTAGGGCACGACCAGGTCTTCAGCGGGTACGAAGACTGCCGCCTCGCGCTCCATGTGCGGGTCGTAGTAGACCTTTTTGAACGCGTTGCCCGCCAGGCCCAGGCCCCACAGCATGCGCTCGTGCTCGGGGCGGTACTCGGTGTTTGTGTCCGTCAGGCGGTAGTTCATGTCGTTTTGAACTCGCATCGCCGACTTCTTTTTCTCGGGGGTCTCGCGCCCGATGATCTGGGTCTTGACCGGGCCACTGGCGGGGAATGTGGCCATCATGGTCTCGGACTGGAACTTCACCAATGCTTCGGCCAGCATGGGGTGATAGACGCCGCAGGCGCCTTCCCAGGGTTCTGAGCGCTCCTCAATTTTGAGTCCGAGGAGTTCTAGGCCATCGACGTAGGTCTGCATCCAGTCTTTACGGGAGGCCACGTCCTGCTCGTAGTCACCGACCAAGTCCCCGGAGATACGCTCGAGGTCCCCGTCGTCCATGTCTTCTGCCAGGTTTGCGCCGAAGTCATCTTCTCCAACGGCTTCCTCGATAGCTCCGATCATCTCCAGGAGCATCTCATCGGTAGGCTCGACCTCGATCTCGACTTCGGTCTCAGGACCTTCCTCGATTGCCAGTGCATCGAGACCCATCGGTGCTTGGTTAAACGCTTTGTCAATGTTTGTGGCCATTATGAATCCTTAATAGTAAGCAACCCGACGCCGAAACTCTCTAGGTTCGTCTTGCTCATCAGAGTCGAGGCGGATGAACCCACCTCTACGAAACCGCATGATCGCCTGGGATGTGGAGTCCACCAAGTCGTCGTGCTCCCCGGATGGGAATGACGCGACCTCATCGACCAGCTCATCTGCCCAGTGCGTGTTTGGCACCCACACTCGCCCCGATGCGAATATATCAGCAACGGCGTTCAGACGGGCAATTTTGTCGTTGCCTTTACTGGGGGTGAAGTCTTGCACGGGCACGCCCATCGCTCGCAGCTCGAATATCAGCGGAGAGCCTGCGGCCTTGGCTTCGATGATGAGACTGTCGGGGTTCCACTTCAAATACTCTTCTTTTGCGCGCACTTTGAGTTCTGGGAACTCCATGCGTTTCTTGAATGAGTTGAGGAGGATGATGTTGGCCTGCTCAAGCCCCGTGTCGTCGGGTTGGTAGAACACGCCCCAGGTTGTGCATGCGGAATAGTCCGCCCGCTCCGTTTTGAGGAACGCGGTATCCCAGGACTGGATCAAGAATTCGCAGTATGGCGGGTCGTCTTCCGGCCAAATCTTCCACCATTCACGCTTGATGATTGCGCTGACGTCGCTGGTGGGCTGCTGCTGGTACTGCGCCATCCATTTTGAGTTGGGAAGTTCTTGGTGCAGCGCATCGAGTTCACGCTTACTCCAAAACTCGGGCCACAGCGGCTGGCCACTGGGCAAAATGGCTGGAAACTCGATGACCTCCCACTCCTCGCCGCTACGCTGTGCAGCGGCCTTGAGCACTTGGCCCGTCAAGTCTCGTTTTGACCACCTTGTCATCACGATCACGATAGACCCACCCGGCTGCAGACGCTGACGCGGGCCTGACGTGTACCACTCGTAGGTCTTGTTGTAGATGTCGGGGTCCGTCTCGGCCATGGTGGCCTCTTGTTCGGAGTGCGGGTCGTCGATGATGAGCAAGTCAGCACCTTTACCTGTCACCGCACCGCCGATACCGATAGCGAAATAGTCGCCGCCCTTGGATGTGTTCCACCGTCCCGCCGCTTTTGAGTCAGCCTGCAGCTGAAGCTCAGGAAAGACGTGTTGATACGCCTCGGAGTCCACCAAATTTCGCACTTTTCGTCCAAACCCCACCGCCAATTCAGCAGTGTGCGAGGTCTGGATGATCTTCTTGTGCGGGTACAGCCCGAGGAACCAACTTGGGAGCAAATAAGACGCAAATTCGCTCTTTGTATGCCGTGGTGGCATGTTGATGATGAGGCGTTTTGTCTCTCCGCGAGCCACTCGCTCAAAGGCAGCGGCCATTTTCTCGTGGTGACGCCCGTGGATGAAGCTTGGCCACATCTTCTTCACGTATGACATGAAGTGTTTGTGCGCATCTTCACGCTCAATGCGGCGATTGAGCTCGGCCTGCAGCGTTTGTATCTGGAGTCGGGCAGTCTCAGGTGCGTTTCTCAGCGCCTGCTTGATCTCTTCTGTGGTGAAGTCCGTCAATCTTGTCTTGATCGGAGTATTCATCTGATCGCCCTGTCCTACGTCGGTGCCTGGGGCTGTTCGGGAGCCGGCAGCCTGCCCAACTCCTCGTCCAGATCGACACCCAGCACGGTATCTTTGGCGTTATCAACGACAACGGCGTTGCCCATGTACTTGGTGAGCGTTGCCACCAGCTCAGACTCGATGTCTTCCGTGGTCTTGGTGTTGATGCTCACCTCGACACGCTCCATAAACATGCCAATTTCGCTCACTTTCCCCATGAGCTCCAAGGCACGCAGCTGCTCTCCGACCTTGGCGTCGCCCTCGGGGTCGCTGATCTCAAGCAAACGGTTCAGGATATAGGCACGCGCCTGAATTGAGGACTCAATAACTTGCTCATCATAGCGAGAAATGAGTGCTTTCAGGTGCATGGCAACACCAGAGGAGGACGGCGTCTTGCGAGGGCCCTCAACTCCTTGGAATATTTCGCGAGATTCTTGGCGCTCGGCCTCTGTCGGGACAATTTGCAGGCCCGCGTCTCGCATGAATTCGGCCGTCTTGAACACAGCTTTGACGTGTTCTGCACTTTCCTCGACGGATTTTTGGTCCTCGGGGATGATCGGCACGTCAATGTCGGTCGGGGTAACGGTGATCGTCATGTCTGTCAGTGTAATACGAAATGATATGTCTGCGCAAATTGCAAAAATAGGGGTGGGGGGTGCGAAATATAAAAAGCATGCCGGGGGGTGTTCCTGGCGAATGCTCAGATGCTGTACGGATAAACAGTGATGGGGAGGGGGGTGGGGAAAAATTTGAGGATTGGATGTGCAAAATACAGTGTAAGGGTAGAGGGAGGAGTCCCAAACCCAATCCGGGGGGTGGGGGGTCGCGCCAGGCGCCTGCGAGAAATCAATGACGGGTAGCGCGCTGCGCACACACAGCGAAGCCAGGCTGCACAGCACACACAGCACATGAGCACACACAGCGCACGACGCGCTGCCAGCTAGCCAGACCATGCCAGGCCACCAGGGAACGTGGGGCTATCGATGCTGCCAGGCCGATAGAAATTATTGTGAGTGTATTAGGGTTTGTCCTAGGTTGACAATGTATGACAATGCCATACAATGTATGTCAGCCACAGCGCGGTGCTGTGGTGAAACTGCCAGGAGAAACGAAATGAAATACCAATGGAACACAGGCCGTCAATACGATGAACACGGCCAACGCATCGTCGCGAGTGTGGAAGACGGTTGCATTCTGTTCAGCGATTTGTCTCGCAACATCGATGGACTAATCCTCACAGCGGCCGGGTTCACCGAGTACGACAGCTATTCAGTCCGGTCCATCGTCATGTGCAACTACGACTTTGGTAACTACACAGGGAGCATGAAAACTCTGGAGTGGAAATCGTAATGTCAACCGGTCCGGGGAAACCCGGACCACCAGGAGAAACCATATGTACTTTGATCGATTCGACATTGTCGAAGCCTGGTATCTAGCACTAGCAGATTGTCACGGCGGTCAATGGTCCCGCGAGTATGCGCGCCTGTCACGCATGACACGCTATTTCAAACCGTCCCCTTTCCTGAGCGTTGAAACCCTCAATGACAACGCACGAGAAATTTACAAGCAAGCATGCACACGCATGCTGAACAACACAAACTAATCTGGAGAAACGAAATGATTGACTACATTCAAGACCCTGGACATGGCTGGTTCAAAGTCAGCATCAAGCAACTGGTGCAACTGGGCATCGCGGACCGCATCAGCAACTACAGCTATCGGCGCGGCACATGGGCCTACCTGGAAGAAGACTGCGACGCATCGATTCTGTTCAAGGCCCTGCGTGAGCGTGGCATCGAGCCCAAGGTGCGCGAACGTGTGGCGCGTGAGCGTTACAGTCGCGTCCGCAACTACTCGCCATACCGGTTCTATGGAACACCAGAGCACGAGCGGCAACTGTCGCTGATTCAGAACTAAGGGGAACAACATGACACTCATCACACGCAAAAACAACATGGAAATTTGGGCACAGTTTGATCACACTGCGAAAGTGTACGAGCTGTTCTTTGACCCGGAAGGCGAGTCATACACAGGCTGGTACGTTGATTCAATCAAAGACGCACGGGAAGCCGCAAAATACATTCTGGAGGATCGAGAATCTTGTTAAACCCTGGCAGGTTTGCCCCACTTCGGTGGGGTTTTTTATTGGGCGCTACTGCGCCCTTGATGATAGTTTTCTAACGCGTCCGGGGAGGAGATACGACGAGCCAGGCGAGCAGACCATGCGAACCAGGCGAGCGAACCGACGCTATCGGGAAACCAGGCGCGATTAATAAATACAATTGGACATTGTCATACATTGTGCGACAATGTAATTTTAACCAGGAGCAAACCATGCAAAAAATCATCATGTTGAAAAAACACGCAGACGCAATCCATGGCGGGTTGACGCAAACCAGCAAGATGCCCTGCAAGTCGTATTCCCTGCCAACAGAAGCCTGTCAGACCGGGTTCAAGATGGCACAGATACCAGGCACAGTGTGCGCAGTGTGCTATGCGGATCGTGGCTTTTATTCGATGTACGCTAAGACAATCAAGCCGGCACAATTCGCCAGGCTGGATTCGCTCACCGATGAAATGTGGGCAGACGCAATCGCCAACAGCATTGGGAATGATTCGTTCTTCAGATGGCATGACTCAGGCGATTTACAGTCGCTCAGTCACTTAGAGCAAATTGTGCGTGTGTGCGAATTAACCCCGAACACTCGCCACTGGTTACCGACTCGAGAATTCGGAATTGTGAAGGAATTTATTTCCAAGCATGGAATTAATTCAATTCCGGGGAATTTAGTTGTCCGCCTGTCCGCCATGCGCATCGATGAGCCGGTGAAAATTCCAAAGTCGCTCCAAGGCATCCGGGGAATTACAGTGTCCAATGTGCATAAATCCGCACCATTGGGCCAGGCGTGTGCGGCACCCGAGCAAAATGGGGAATGCCGCAATTGCCGGGAATGCTGGAACCCGGACACAGTGATTTCATACGCTGTGCAT